CCTCCTCAAATCGCTCGCCGCATTTCTCGCACTCATACCTCGCCGTCTCCGGTCGCCGCTCCTCCCACTTCAACCTTGACCACTGCAGCCATTGCATCTCCCCGCAACATGGACACGGCACATAGAACCGCCGCTGGTCGCTGCGCTCATACTCCGCCTCGATCCGGCTGAAGTCCTTCACCGTCGGCGTGCTGGTCAGCAGGATCTTCCGCCGCGCGAACGTGGTCGTCCTCCGCTCTGCCAGCGCTACTGGATCGCCCTCGCCATCCACGTCGCTCGGGAAGGCGTCGATCTCATCGGCGAACAAATACCGGCACGGCGCTGAGCGCAATCCCGTCGCACTGTTTGCGCCGGTCAACAACATGATTCCGCCAGGGTATTCCTTGGAGAACATCGTGTTCCCAGAGTCGCGGCTCCTTGCCGGTGCGATCTTCTGCGCCAAGCACGGGGTATCAGTAATCATCGACTCCAGCCGCTGCTTGCTCAAGCGCTTCGCCATCTCCACCGTCGGCTGCACGCACAACATCGGACCGGGCGCATGGTCAATCACATAGCCCAGCCAGTTGCTGCCCGCTTCCGTCTTGCCCGTCTGCGCCGCGAACATCATCACCACCCGCTGCACCGGGCTGCTGCTGCTTAAGCAGTCCATCGGCTCCCGTAGATACGGCGTGCGGCTGGTGCGCCACGGTCCAGGCTCCGCCGATGCCTTGCTGCTCAGCCGCCGATAGCGGTCCGACCACTGGCTAACCGTCAGCGGCTCCTCCGGCCGTAGCCCCTCCAGGAAGCCAGCGCGCCATGGATTAACCATCTGCCAACTCCACCAACGCAGCACGGTGCTCCTCCGTCAGCACCTGATGGATCGCCGCTGGATCCGTCTCGCCAGCAAGCTGGTGCGATAGCCGATCCGCCAAGTTCGCCAGCGCCTCACGCACACTCCGCCCCATCGCGAAGGCTTCCTTCTTTACATCCACCGCAGGCACCAACTCGCGCCGCTTCAGATCCACCTCCAACTTCGCTAGCTCCGCTTGGTAGTGCTCACGTCGCGCTCTGCTTTCATTCAGCTCCGGGATCTCATCATCAGGCAACGCAGCCAACCGCTGCCGCAACTCTCGCGGGTTAGCTGGCCGCGGCTCCACCGGGTCAGGTTCATCCACCTTCGCGTTGTTGTTTTTCAACGTGTTCTTCCGCCACAGCTCCAGCGCAAGATCACGATCGAGCCAACGCTTGCCATCTTCCTCGACAACAGCCTCAGCGATTCGGCTCTTGCTTGCGTGAGTCACCGCCGCCTTGGTGCAGCCTTTGATCAGTGCAAACTCCGCGAACGTGACCAGCAAGCGTTAACTGCTCTTGTTTTCTGTTAACTGATACTAAACCCCTCTAAACTCCCTCTAGGGGGATCTCATTGTAAGAATTGGTGAGATCTCTTGCGGCGCAAGGCTTTAGAGCGTTTGATCGCTGACGCTAGAGAAAGCGTGCGCGATTGGACGACCCGCGACAAATACTCCCGGAAGGACCCGCGCGATGGGGGGAGGGGGGGGTCACCTAGCCGAGGCCACCGCCTTCTCCAGGCTGCTCCGCAGGTAATCGCCGAAGCGACGGTCGATCACCTTCTGCCCGATCTCGGCCATGGGGAACATCTTGCCGTAGCGCGCACGGGGCACGGCGATGAACAGCGGGCGTAGTTTTCCTTTGGCCGTCCGCTGGTACACACCGGGAGGCCTCCCAGCGCCGTCTGGACGCCCCAGGAAGACGCTGTTCTTCCTCTTGGTGGCTATCTGGCTTTCTATGCGCTTCAGAGTGGCCAGGGAGACGTTTCCAGCGGCCGTCAGGTTGATCGCTGCGGGCACGAGCACCGACCCCTTCGGCATCGTCGCCTCAGCCTTGGCCAGGTAACGCCGCTCAACCGGCTTCTGTCCACGATCACCACCGCTGATCAGCGTGCGCAGGTATCGGGCGCGGCGACGCTCGGCGTACACCTCGGCCTCGAGGTTGCGCTTGCTTGACCTGTTGACGAGGAAGGCGCGCTGGGTGAAGGCGACCGGGTTCTTGAAGTACTGGCGAGTGGCGCCGTTCATCGCCGTGCGCATGTCAAACGCTGTGGCGTTCAACGCCTGGCTGATGGCGAACGGAAGCTGCTTGGTCATGGTGTCGGTCCACCGGATAGCGGTGGGCAGCTCCGACTTGATGTCCAGGCGGATGGTGGTCATGCCCCAAGGGTAAGGCGAAAGCCTGTGCCTAACCTGACCCAACCTGACCCCCCCCCCAAACTTAGGGTATTACCCCCTCTCTCTCCTCCTATATATACTTTATTACTAAGGTTAGGAGGTTAGTATGTTAGGAGAAAGGAGTCAGGCCGGGCGATTTCGGCTCCCAACCTAATTCAGGAGGTTGGGAGTCTATACGCCCATTGGCGCTTACCGCCCGTGCAGTCTCGATACTTGACCCATCCGAGATCCCTGAGAATTGCTGAGACCTGCATCTGATCTGCCCTGGTTTGACGCTCGAGTGGTTTCTCGATCGCGTTGCTCAACAGTTCCTCAGAAGTAAGTGGGGCAATGGATCGACGGTTGGCCAGGTAGGTCTCGACGGCGGCCTGCCAGGGGTTGGAGACCAGATAGGTTTCGTTCTCGGTTTCGACCTGTCGTTCCATTTCACGGGGCAGATGGTTGGCGTCGCCATTGCGGTAGGCGGCGACGGCAGCCGACCAAATAGCATCACGCTCAAGCAGGAGACCATCTACTGCGATATGTGGCGCTGCGAGCACGGGGATGACCCAGAAGCGACGGTTGCCGGTGTCATCCACCAGGAAGCCGCTGTCGCGGTTGGTGGAGCCGACGATGATGCAGCGGCGTGGGAAGTCCTCGGTGGCCTTGCCGTAGGGCACGCGGAAGGTATCGGTTTGCTGTGAGAGGAACGCCTTCACTTGGCCTGCATGGCGACGACCAGTAAGGAAGTCCAGTTCGCCGTACTCCATGATCCAGGAGCGGTGGAGCACCATGAGATCGTCCTTACTGGACACGTCGCGGAGAGCATCAGAGAAGAAGGCACCGCCGAGATTGCGCCAGAAGGTGGACTTGCCACAGCCTTGGGGTCCCATGAGCACGCAAGCTGAGTCGTGTTTAGCCCCTGGCTCATAAACGCGGCGCACTGCTGCAATGAGAGTGCAGCGGAGCATGGCGTCGTACAGAGTGCCGGGTTGATCGTCTGGGCGTAGGTAGGCCGTAGCTAGATGCTCGATGGGCACAGGTTGAACTTCTTCTGCAACGCGATCGAGGTATTCACGGACTGGATCGTATTGATTCTCTCGAGCCACATAGACGACAGCATCAGCTGCCAGCTCTTTCGAAACCTTGACACCAGCAAGTGCTAGTTCAAGGTAATGATGCTCCAAATTGTGGAGCGCTTTGCCGTCCAGTTCGATGGCTTGTGTATAGATGTTGTATCTGAGTCGATCACCTTGTTGCTGACGGATCAAGGCAAGGAGTTCATCGACTTCGAGCTTGATTGCTTTGGATCCAGCGGTCTCAAAAGCTGCGGCCTTGGGATGATCGCTACCGAGTGCGGACTTGATTGCATTGACGGCAACTTGGCGAGGCGAGATACCACCAGCTAGGTGGTAAAGAGTGCCAAGGCCAATGCCGCCAGAATCGGACTTAAAAGTCGACCATTTGTGTTCGCACTCGCCGCCCTTGAATTTGCCGGAGCCAGCAGACCACTGGATCCAATCCTTAAGGAGCGAATCATCACCGACGCTATGAAGCGCCATCCCAACCTTGACCCATTCGTCGTAGTCATCCGCGAGATTGGATGGGATGCGATCGAGGTAGGTACGAGCGCGATCGGTATCTTCAACCGGATTGGGTAGATGAATGAGTTGGGGTGGTTCTAATGTGCGCTGCATTTGCTGCAGCAGCACAGATGGCGCTTCTGCGAGGGGCAGATCTGATGGTGAGCGATCCTTAAGCCAGCGATAGGAGCCAGTCATCGGGTGCTTGCCGAGGACTACGGATTGGCAGCCAGTCCAGCGAAGTTCAAGCTGTTCACCCTTGATTGAAGATTTGAGTTTGGTGGTTTTGATCTGATCCCAGAAGCCGCGGGGCACGGAGTAGATGATTTGCAGGCGACCATCACGGCCGGAGGTGACTGCCCAGGATTTGGGCAGATCGCGCAGTGAGGTTCCGAGGGATTCGAGGACTTCGGAAGCACCGAGGCCATCGTGATCGACGAATAGCAGACCGCCTGATGGTGGACCTGCGAGAACGCCAACGGCGACGGCACGGCCTGCGTGCAGTTCAACCTCCAGTTGTCGCTTGCTCAGGGGGTTCTTCTGCCACTCGGGCTGATAGGGGCGTTTGTCGTTCCCGACAGCGACGAGCGCCCATGAGTCAGGGATGCCTGTGAGTTGATCGATGATTGCGGCCACTTGGCTCTGATACGTAGCCGAAGAAGTATGGCCGAAGGATGGGAGGTTGGGAAGCTATCTCAAGATTTCTTCTGCGTCTCGAACTGAGCGCGCCACGCCAGCGATGCCACCAGCGCCTCGGACAGTGCCCATCCAGGCCTGCTGCGCTGGAGTGAGATGGCCTGTGGTGGTCTTCACCTCGATGCTGGTGAAGACGGCAACACGCTGCCCGACCATCTCGGGTGTGATGGTGATGGTGCGCCAACCGATCAG